CCCTGATCGGCGACACCCTGACCACCGCCGCCGGCACGGTGTACGTCGTGGACCAGCCGCCCATCCACGATCACGGCCTCTATCGCCTGATCCTGCGTAAGCAACCATGACCACCGCCGCCACCCTGACCGGCTCACCCCTCATTGGCAGCCCCCAGGCGGGCGCCAGGACGCGCATGATCCAGACGCAGATTACCGACCGCATCGCCGCCCTGTTGCGCACCTGCATCGGCGCCGGCTATCCCTCCCGGGTTGGCACCACCGTCCTTGTCGGCCAGGTGAAAGGCGCCGAACAGCAGGCCCCCGCCTGTTTCGTGATTCCCGAAACGCTCAACGCTGAACCGAAATACGCGGCGCACCAGATCACCCGGGCCTACCGTATCGCAGCATTCGCCAAACTGAGCAGCCATCCGACCTATGAAGAGCACGGACTGATCGACCAAATCATTCGTGATGTGCGCGCGGTGATGGAGACGCGCGACGCCGTGCCGGCTATTGGCCTGGTCGCCCTCGACGCCACGGTGCAATTCCAATCAGCCGCCCCCGGCTATCACGAAGACGGCGGCCAACTGGTCGGCGCCGCCCTGCAATATCAGATCACTTTCACCCAGGCGGCTCCGCCCGCTTAACCCCCTGACCTAAATAGGAAACCGCCATGCCTTCCGCAAAAGACGCCCTCCTCCGTTACGAAGCCGGCCAAACCGCCGTGGCCCTGTCCGCCCTTACCGATTCCGGCAACCATATGGCCTTCACCGGCTCGGCCTCGCCCTGGTCGCGCCGCGACGGCTTCACCCCCGTCATCCGCCCCAACGGCTTGCTGACCGGTGGCGTGGTTACGCCCGCCGCCTCCGGCCTGGCCGATGCCGTGGATGTCTCCGCCGGCACCCAATACATCGGCGGCGCCCTGGTGTCCTTCAATGCCGCCGTGGATCTGGTCGTCACCCGCCCGGCGGATGCCAATACCCACATCATCGACAGCATCGCCGTAGCCTCGACAGGCGTAATTTCGGATATCGACGGCAAGGACCATACCGGGTTCAGCGAGACCCGCGATGCCGACGGCGGCCCCCCCCTGATCCCGGTCGCGTCCGTCGAACTGGCGCAAGTGCGGCTCGCCGCCAAGGCATCCGCCGCCGTCGCCGCTTCCGAGATCTTCAGCGTGGCCGGCGTCCATTGCGAGCGGTCGGATTATCCGGTCTACGATGTGGACTACTACCTGGGCAAAGTGACGTTCGTCGATGATCTGCCGCTTATCCATACCGGCGGCGTCGCCAAAGGGGTTTATGCCTCCTATGCCGCGCCCATCTTCGCGGATGTCAGCATCGCCGCCGATTTCGTCGCCCCGGAGGATTCCTACTCCGTCAGTTCCACCCAGGTTTACGGCAGGACCATCGGCGCGACTTCTTCCAGTCTGGGGCAGGGCTCCTTCATGGCCTACCTCAATGATGGCGTCACCGATGCCCTGGTCGGCCTGGCCGGGCAAAACCTCTGGTTCAAGTTCTACCCCAACAAATATCAGGCCCCCTACCTGATGTGCCAAGGCATCCTCGGTATCACCCGCGCCTATCCCGCCGGCGACAACATCACGGCCTCCTGCACGATTAACGCGGAATCCGCCGCCCGCAACGTCGCCGCTTGATGATGAACCGCCTACCCACGCCGGTTACCGTGATCGTCGCCGGCGTGGGTATGGTGGCGCTCATGGCCATCCTTTATGGCGGCTATTGGGTTGGCAAATACGCCTCGTATCAGATTTTTTACCAAGAGCACGTGCGCGCCACCGTCCGCGAGATGGTGCGCGCCGACGCTCTCCAGGAGTTGCCCTAATGGCGTTCAATGTTTCCGGCTTTGTGCAGGCCCCCTGGCAGCATCGTACCCAGGAAGTTCCCGTCCCGGAACTGAAAGCCTGGTTCGATGACGGGGAGCCGGCAGTGTTCACGGTGCGCGGCCTGACGGCGAACGAGATCGCCCGCGCCAACAGTGCCAGCCAGGCCCACCGCCGCGAGGCGGCCTTGGCCGAGGCCCTGACCTCGGGCAGCAAAAGCGAGATCACCGGCGCCGTGCAGGCGGCCCTGGGGCGGGGCCCCGATCTCGATCCCGATATCCCTCGGCGCATGGAGATGCTATGCGCCGGCTGCGTCTCGCCGCCCTGTGATCTGGAACTGGCGCGCAAGCTCCAGGAGCATCACGGCGTGATTTTGTTCAACCTCAGCAACGTGATTCTGTCCCTCACCGGCCTCGGGTCCGACGTGGAAAAAAAGCCCGCGCCCTCTACCAAGACGCGCGCGTCCGCGCCGCCCTCGTCCTCGCCGAGTTGAGAAACAAAATGCTGTACGAAGTGCGGCCGGACATCATCCCCGAGGGCTGGCTGACCGATCTCGAACTCTCCCTCTGGGTGCTGCACTCGGAACAAAAGGCCGCGCAAAAACATGGCTGATTTAAGCAAAACCATCCAGATTGTTTTCGAGGCGGTTGACAATACCGGGACGGGGATTGCCGCGCTGTCAAAAGGCGTTGGCGACCTGGCGGGCAATCTGGAAGCGGCCACCGCGCCCTTTGCCAATCTCAGCAAGGCCATCCTAGCATTCGATGCCCTGGTGGTGGGCCTGGCGGCGACGCTGGGCGGGGCGGCCATCAAGGAAACCGCCCAGTTCGAGGAATCCATGTACCTGGTCGCCAAGCAAATGGGCGATACGGGCAAAAGCATGGAGGATGTCAAGGACGATATCGAGGGCGTGGGCCTGGCCTATGGCATCAACGCCAACGAGGTGGCCAAATCCACCGCCGCCTTCCTGGCCGCGGGCTACGACTACGAAACCTCCGCCAAACTGGTGGCCGCATCCACCCAGTTAATGATCGCGGGGGAACTGGACGCCAAGACCTCGACCGACGCGATCACCGCCAGCCTGGCCGGATTCAAGGTGCCGGCGGGGGAGGCCGCCGAGGCGAGCGTCAAGATCGGCGATGTCCTCAACAAGATTGGCGACATTTCCTCGGGCGCCTTCGACCAGATCGTAGACGGCTTCAAAACCATCGCCCCCACGGCTAAGGACGCCGGGCTGTCGATGGAGCAGGCCGCCGCCGCCATCGCCACCATCGTTGATACTGGCTACTCCGGGTCCGAAGCGGCCAATGCCCTCAAGTCCGGCCTGGTGCAATTAGTGGACCCGCCCAAGGACGCCCGCGACGCCCTGGCGGCCCTCGGGGTGGAACTGACCGACAGCAACGGCAAGCAAAAGCTGGCCGGCGATATCATGGCCGATCTGGCCGGCAAGTATGGCGGGTTGACCCAAGAGCAAAAGTTACAAACCGCCGCCGTCATCTTCGGCAAGGATCAGGCGGGCAAGCTCAACGCCCTGCTCGGCGACTGGGGCAAGTCCCAGGATTACGTCGCCCAGATGCTGGACAAGACCACCGGCGCCGTGGGCTCGATGGCCAAGGAGGTCGAGGGCAAGCTGCAAACCCTGCAATCATCCATCGACCGCAGCAACGAAGCCTGGCGGCAATTCCTGGAGAACCTGGGCGCCAAGATCACCGAGGGCGGCGACTTTCAGGGCCTCGTGGACAGCCTGGGCAAGCTGGGAACGGCGCTCAAGGAGGTCATCAAGGACGGCGATCTCGACCCCCTCATCAAGCCGTTCCAGGATGCGTTCAAGGTCATCGGCGAATTGTTCGAGGATATGGCCGAGAATCTGCCGGCGGCCCTGGAGCAAATCGACTGGAGCAAGTTCGAAGACGCGATTGGCGATCTGGCGGACAGCTTCGGCGATATGTTCGGCGATATCGACCTGACGACGCCGGACGGGTTGGCGGACGTAATCCAGACCATCATCGATCTGGGCGCGGGGCTGATTAAAACCTCGTCCGGCATTATCGACGGACTGAAACCCCTGTTCGAGATCATCGGCGGCTTGGTCAAAGGCTTCGCCGACCTGGACCCCGAAACCCAGAAGATGATTGGGACCTTTCTGGGGTTGGCAACCACGGTCAATGCGCTGTCCGGCTATGCCAAGTCCTTCGCCGATGTCATCGGCGCCGGGGGCGGGCTGGTCAAAAGTCTTACCGCCTTGGGGCCGGTCGCCCTGGCGGTCGGGGTCGCCTTCGCCGCCTTCGAGTTTGGCAAATGGGCCGGCGAGGTGACCGGCTACAACGACGCCGCCGATAAACTGATCGCCAAAATGAACGGCGTCCCGGACGCCGCCGAACCCGCCGCCGAGGCCATTGGGCGCATCCCGGACAACCTCAAGAAAGTATCGGATTCGACCGGGCTGGCCATCACCAGCATGGACGAATTCAACAAGCTGGCGGACGACGGCAAGATTAAATGGGACGACATTTCGGGAACTTGGGTAAAGGCTGGGGAAGGGGCCGGAAAACTTGCAGATGGGACAAGCAAAGCAGCGGGAGCCAGCAATGAAATTACGGAGGCCATTTCCCGGCTAACCCCCAGCCTGAAAGATCAGATGGCTGCCATGGGCCTCACGGAAGACGGCACCAAAAAGCTGATTTACACCACGGATTATTACACCGACACGATCAAGGATCTGGACGCCGAACTTAAAGCGGGCAAGATTTCTCAAGAGGAATACAACAGCCTCGTTCGCCAAGTGCAGGATGAAGCCTGGCGGGCGGGTGTCAACATCGAAAAAATGGCCAAATCCGAGGAGGAAGCGGCCAAAAAAACCAAGGACCTCGCCGCCGAATCCGAAAAATTCGCCCTGGAGTGGGGCAAACTCCTCTCCGCCGAACGCATCGCCGTCTTCGAAGCCTCCGCCGATATCCAGGTGGCGCAGATCGAGGCGGACAGCAAGCGCGCCGTGGCGGCCATGGAAATGCTGGGTGCCTCCTTCGCCAATACCGGCGAGGTCCTGACCGAATTGATCGGCCTCTGGGTAGGTTTGGAGGGCATGGACCAGACCAAAATTGAGGGCTGGATCGAGCGCGAATACGCCATCCGCGAAGCCCTGGCGCAAGCGCAGATCGATATGGTCAACGCCGAAATCCGCCGTCTTGAGGCCCAGACTGCCCTGCTGGAACGGGGCGGGGTGGAACTCAAGATCCAATCCGACGGCCTGGAGCCCGAACTGGAGGCGTTCATGTTCCGCATCATTGATAAAGTCCGGGTCGCCGTGTCCGGTTCCTACGAAGAATTCCTGCTGGGGTGTGGCGCATGATGGGCATTCTCTCCCCCGCCGACTACTGGTTCGGCCATCCCCCGGTGCTCGACCTGGCGCCCTCGTCGGGCACCACCGCCCGCGACCGCCGCTTGACCCGCTCGCCCACCCTGGACGGTGGCGCCGTGTTCGCCGATGGCGGCTGGGCCGAGGCGGATCGCACCCTGACGCTGGCCATTCGCGGCCTGGACGCCGCCACCAGCGCCACCCTGGCGGAGATCGCGGCCTACCCGGTGCAGCGTCTCAGCCTCGCCCATGGCCTCTACGAAGGCCGGGTGAAATCGCATGTGCTGGCGGGCGGCAATGAGTCGCAGCTAGTTTTTTGGGTATCTTCCAAACTCGCTTAATTGCTGGAGTATTATCATGGCCCACGCTTACAGTTCCGCTCTCTGGATCGCCGCTCATGGCGCCGCTTTAACGCTCATCAAGGGGGGCGCCTCCGACCCCACTATCAAGATTCGCGACTCTGGCGATGTATTGCTCGCTACCGCCGTGATCGACGAAACCGGCTCGACCTGCTCCGCAACGACCGGCGATATCTCCTTCGCCATCGCCACCCAGGAATCCGCCGCCGATGCCTCCGGCACCGCCGCCTATGCCCAGATTTGCGATGGGGACGGCACCGTCCATGCCGAGATGGATTGCGCCCATGGCTCGTCTCCGGTGGCCGGAGCCTGCGTCATGAACACCTTGACGGTGGTCATGGGCGCGCCGGTGGATGTGCTGTCGGCCACTATTCCGGCTGGCTATACGATAGTCTGATAGGAGCTTACCATGTCTGGCGATGCCTATTACCAAAATGTCAGCTTTCTATTGCATTGCGATGGCACCAACGGCAGCACGATGTTTACTGACGAAAAAGGCAAAACCGTTACCGCGTACAATGCGCAAATCAGTACAACAGAGAGCAAGTACGGGGGGGCCTCCGGTACATTTAATGGCAGTACCAGTTATTTAAGTGTGCCAGTCTCCGGAATTACCTATGGTACGGCCGACTGGACATTTGAATGTTTTGTTAGAATAGCCTCCGCATCGGGTGTCTGTGCGTTTTATGCTCATGGCGATTTCACAACTACTGATATCAACGCCTCGATTCAGTTACAGTATGTAGGCAGCGATAATGCCAGGCGGTTAGAGCTAAGTTACTCAACCAGTGGCACGGGGTTTACGCGATGCAGTTCTGGCGTGGCCATGAGTGCCCTGGAGTGGCATCATGTCGCTGCCTGCCGATACGGATCAAATATCCTAATCTTTTTGGATGGGGTATTAATCAAAACATCAACCATTGGCACCGCCGCAATTTATAATTCCACCAAGGCGATAAATCTAGGAGGACAATTCGTACAATATGGCGGGGGGACGGTATTCTCGTCATTGGCCGGATATTATGATGAGGCCAGGCTTACGTTAGGCACCGCTCGCTACACCGCAGCCTTCACGCCGCCATCTGCCTTTCCGAATTTTGCCGGGCAGATCGCGGGCGTGATTACCGACGATGCTGCCGCCCCCGTGGCCCGCGTGGTCAGGGCCTATCGGCGCGACACCGGCGCCCTGGTGGGCAATACCACATCAAGCGCCGCCGATGGCAGCTATAGCATGGATCTCCTCACCCTGGATCAATGCAGCGTCATCGCCCTGGATAATGCCTCAGGCGATGTGTTTAACGACCTGATCGCCCGAGTCACGCCCGCATGAGCTACACCCCGCCGGATTGGGACGCCGCCGATCTCTCCTGGGCAGGGAAGGCGGTCTATACCCTGCCGGATTGGGACGTGGCCGACCTGTCCTTTACGCCCGATGTGGCCCAGGGGATTATTCTCGGCGTGGGCCTGATGGGGGCTCCGGGTATCACGGCGCGAGCTAATGCCGCCGCCAAGCTCCAGGGCATCGGTATCCTCGGCGCCCCGGTACTTACCGCCAATCCCCGGACAGTCGGCTGGGTCACGGGCCCCGGCCTCCTCGGTGCCCCCCGCTTGCTGGCGGAGGCGACCCGCACCCAAGCGCACCTACAAGGCCCCGGCATTCTCGGCGCCCCCCTGACTACCGCCTGGTCTGGCTGGCGCGCCCTGCTGACGGGCACCGGCATCCTCGGCGCCCCCCGTCTGCGGGTCAACCATCCCCGTCCGCGCGCCACTATGCTCGCCCCCGGCCTCCTCGGCGCCCCGCAAGCGCGCCTGTGGGGCCTGCCCGCCGCCGCCGTCACCATCCCGCCCGGCGTCACCCATTATTTCTGCAAGCTGACCGGCGCGCCCGACGGCCTGGCCGATCTCGTCCTGCCCATCAGCAGCTTCAGCGTCCGCCATCGCCCGGACGCCCCCAGTTATTATCAGGTCACCATCCCCAGTTACGCCTATGTCAGCGACTTGGCGGCCCGGCCCAATGGCGAAATCGTCATCTGGTCCGAACAGGCGGGCGTGAGCGAGGAACTGGCGCGCGGCGATCTGGGCCAGGTGGCCATCGCGCGCGGCCCGGAGTCGCAATCGATCAGCATCTCCGGCAATGCCGACCGGGCCGAATTGCCGCATCTGACCTACGTCATCCCCGAAGCCCTCTATGTGGCGTCGTCCTTTAGCGGAGACACCCGCCTGCGCATCGAACCCCGCGCCAGCATTCGCCCGGGGGATTATGTGCGCTATCAGGATCTCAACATGGCCGTGGGCGAGGTCACCTGGGCGGTGTCCGTCTCCGCCGGGGGCCTGGCGGCGACCATGGAACTGGTGTCGATCCCGGTCGAGTCCGGCGCATGAAGGGCACCATCCGCCAGAATCTCGGCGCCTCGCGCTACGTCGTCGGCGTGCGCTCGGCGGTGCAACCCCTGGCGGATGAAATCCAGAAATACCAGGATCTCTATCAGGCCACCATCCCCAAAATCACCGACGCCTATGGCGTGCTCAACGAGCGGCGCGGGGCCTATCAAGCCGCCCTGGATGCGGTACGCGTGGTGGCGGCGGATTACGAACTGTGCCGGCTCGCCTTCTCGTCCACCACCTGCATTGATAGCGGCAACGCCGCCTGCGAAAACGCCTATTCCGAGGCCGATTCCGCCTGCCTGGACATCGAATCCGGCATCGGCGAATGCGATCCCGATTGCCAACGCGAGCGCGAACGCTGCCATGATGCGGCGGTGCGGGAGCGCACGGCCTGTCTGGCCACGGTGGCGATTGACTGCGCCGAGGCGGAGTATGCCCACGTTCTGGAGTGCCAGACCACCTATAGCCCCCTGATCGCCGCCGCCCAGGCCGCCGCCCTGGCCCTGCTGCCGGGGATGCAGGAGGCCCTCTACAACCTGCACCACGAGCAGGCGGTTCAATGGCAATTGGCGCGCAAACTCAACGAGTTGGAGGGCATCGATAACCGCGAGTATCAGATCACCTGTTTCAGCGCCCAATGGGATGAGGAGCTGGCCGTCGGCAGCGAGGTGGAAATGGCCAGGACGCCCAATGGGCGCAACGCCATCACCCGCCTCATCACCGCCCCCACCCCCTGCCTGCACGATGCCCGCGTCCTGCCCTCCGGGCATCTGTTCGTCAATGCTTCACTGGCGCCCGGCTTTGAAACCTGGCGCCCGACCTGGCGGGTGGGCACGGTCCTGGAAGTGATCCCGCCCAATCTGCGCGTGCAATTTGCGCCGGCCAATATCGCCGGCTCGCTGGGGACGCTGTACAGCGAGAACCCGCTGGATTGCACCCCGCCGCAGTGCTATTTCGATGGCAAGGACCCCAAGGAAGCCGAGGCCGATATCCGCGCGGCACGGACGGCGCTGACGGAAGCCCAGCAAGCCCTGGTCGATGCGGTGGCGCTGCGGGCGGACTGCCTCGCCGAGTTTGACCAAGCGTGGATGGACCAATGTTACGGGACGGCGGTGGAGCTTTGTGACGCGGCTTTTGGCAGCGCCATGGAGCAGCCGACGCTGGACAAGGGCGCGTGTTACGACGATGCCCAGGGCACCTGCGAGGAGCAGACCACCGCCGGACTGGAGGCGTGCGCCCTGACCTATCAGCCGGCCATCGATGATGCCCAGGGCGAGGTGGATGCGGCGACGGCGGTCCTGGATCAAGCGACCGCTGACCTGACGAGCGCGCAGAATGCCCTGGCGGCCATCGAGGCGGAGATTCAGGCGTGTGTGGATGCGGTCAATACCCAGGCGTGGCTGGATGCCCGCCTGGAGGTCCTCACGTCCGTCTGTCAACGCGACGCGGATCTACATTACGATACGTGCCGAGAGAATGGCGGCACGGTGGCGGATTGTGGCGCCGCGCGTGATGCGGAATTCGCGGCGTGCGTCACCATGATGGAGGATGAGGTCCTGCCGATCAACCAACAATCGGCTATGGAGAACTGCCAGACGGAACGTCAGGACGACGTTGACGCCGCCCAGTTGGTCATCGATGCCGCCTATACCGCCGTCCTCAATGCCGAGATCGCGCTGCGCCAGGTGACCGGCGCCCTGGAGATCGCGGAAAAGGCGCTGGCTGATTGCCTGGAGCAATGGGTCCTGGGCGATTGCCTGGCGTCCGCGATCCAGATTTGTGATGACACCTACGAACTGGCTGAGGATACCTACACCCAGCAGCGCGCCGCCTGCTATCAGGAGGCCATGGCCGAGTGCGACCGCCAACGGGATGAGGCCATTGACGCCTGTTACGCGGCCCATGCCGACGCCATCGCTGCCGCGCAAACGGCGGTGGACGAAGCCGCGCGGGATGTGGAACTGGCGACGAATGGCCGCTATCACCCAGCGGACCCGTTGATTTTGGAGGTGCCGGTGGCGCATTGCGATGCGTCTATCTATCAGGTCGAGGATGAGGTCCTGATCGATTTTCCGGTGAGGTCAGGGGCAACGGCGATGGCCGTCTGGGATTCGCGACGGGTGATTGGCTGGGCCAGCGAAACCCGTGAATGCGAATTTTTATCCATTGACTACAATCCAGTTACGTTCGATTATCTGGGCGATATTGCGCAACTGGTGGCGCGTGGTGGCAATGGGACGCCGGTTACCATCATCACGCCTAAAGAGGGCGGATATTATGCCGTATGTGTCAAGAGTCAGTATCTCGCCAACGGACGCGCCGTGTCTGACCATATGTTCGTCGGCTGGTCGGATAGAAAGACCGACAACCCCCGCACTGAGATTAATGTCCAAAATAATATCTACGTCGGCGCGGTCGGCGTGGCCTGGCCCCGCGAGATTTACTTGCCCATCTATTACGCCGGCGCGGAAATGGCTTATGTTTTCGCCGGCGCTGCAAAATTGCAATTTTATAGCGAAACGGGCATTCCCGGATTTTTCGGAACACTCCATTGGTTCCGGGTGCCTTGGCCAGACGATTATTTGGAGGCGATTGATTGGGCCACGGGTATCAGTTGGCGGATGATGGGCCATCGCGACAACCTGCCCGGCATTCTCCCGGATGAGATTACCGTGAGAACCAAAGACCTAACGCCATCTGGTTTTGCCGAACAAAGCAAAACCTATCAGCGTACCGGGGACGTTATCGAAGGCGATCAATGCGCAACGCCCTACCTGATGTATCGCTACACCAGGACGGATTAGCGTAGCCAGGCGCCCATGCCCATCTTCTACCCCATCCCCCACGCCACCAGCCGCGCCGAGGCCCTCGACCGGGCGGCGAAGCTGTGCCGCTGCATCCGCAAGTCTTTCGTGGGCATCCGCTGGCGCGAGGGGGCCATCATTCCGCAGATGGCGTGGGCCGAAGTGGATGCCGCCCTGGCGGAACGGGCGCGATGCGCTTCTTGATTCTTGCCCCCCTGGCCCTATTCGGCGCCCTGCTGCTGGCGCATTGGCTGTGGCTGGCCTGGCTGGCGTGGTGGTTGGGTTAGGCCGCGCGGCGGCGTGGCAGAGTGCCCCGGCTGATCCAGACTACCGGGGCGAGACGGCTTCCCCGTGGGGACGCCATCTTAACCCCGGTATGCAGTTTGTAGTGGATCTCCCAAGCCCTTGATCCCAGATCAAGGGTGATCCTATCCACGAGGCCAGCCATGGCTTCCCGCGCGGCCAAGGTGCGGTCTTCCGCCAGGTCCGTTTCCATGGCGTTGCGCAGACTGGCCAACAGCCGCGCCACATCGGCGGGGGTCCAGGCGCGTATCACCTCGGCTTGGTGACTCTCGGTCGCCGCCTGCTCCAGTTCCGTCGCCAGCGTGGCGCGCTCCAGCTCCATCCCGGCAATAGCCCGCTGATAAGCCGGGGCCGCCGTGCCGGCGTCCGCGATCAATTCCACCAGTTTGCCAATTTTGCCGTCCAGGGTGGCGAGCTTGCGTCGCAGGCCCGCCAGGTCGCGCGGCTTGCTGGCGGGGGCTGCCGCCTGGCGCATCCGGTCGGCAATGGCCTTGGCCACCTCTGGCGCCGCGAGATCGGCAAAAACCTGATCCAGAACGGCGCCCTCGATCAACCGCGCGGCGATGCGCCGGCCCTTGCCCAGCCGATAGGCCGCCTGGCCCTTGCTGGTCTCGCCGGCGAAAGGCTGGCCATGGGTGTCCTGGAGCAGGCCCGAAAGGAGATAGACGCGATCACCCGCCCGGGTGCGTAACCCGGCCCGCGCTGCCAGCCGGGTCAGGATCGCCTCGGCTTCGGCATCGGTGATGAGCGGCGGGTGGGTGTCGCGGGTCAGGTGCCACTCGGCCCGGGGCCGGCGTTTGACCCCGCCGACGTAGCCGCCGGGGCGGTGTTCGTGGTGCATCCCCCAGGTGGTGTGACCGGCATAGGTGAGGGCCTGCCATTCCAGCTCGTTCAGTGATCCGGTAATCCCCGATAGCTGGCTGGCGATGCCGCGGGGCTTGCCGGCGGCGCGGGCCTGGAGATAGGCGGCGACGGCGGCGGCTTCGGGACCGGGGACCAGTTTGGAGCGCAGCACGGGCTGGCCGTCGCGCAGGGTGCCGGTGGGCTGATGTTCCAGGCGATAGCCGCGCGGGGCCTGCCCGCCCGCGCGCCAGCCTTGTTTGATGCTCTCCGCCATGCCCGCCAGGCCCTTGGCCTTGCTGGTCAGGGAGTGCCATTCGTCCATGGCTTGCAGGATGGAGCGCAGCAGCATCCCGGTAATGGGATCGGTGTCGGGCACCGATTTGTAGAGGATGCGCACCCCGGCCTTTTCGGCTTCGTGCTCGAAAATCAGAGCGAGATGACGCCGGCGGGCAATGCGGCTGGTGTCGAGGGCCAGGATTACCGCCCAGTCGCGGGCGGGATCGCGTAGGGCGCGCAGCAAGGATTGGAAACCGGGGCGGTCGTCGTCCTTGCCGGACTCGACCGCATCGGCAAACTCGGCGACGAGGGTCAGGCTTTGGTTGTGGGCGTAGTCCTGGAGCGCCCGGCGCTGGGCGTCCAGGCTGAGATCATGCCGGTCTTTTGAGCTTCTGAGGTAACAGCAGGCATGGGTCGGGCTGGCAAGCGGACTGGTCGGCTTCATCTTCGGCGATGGACAGGAGGAGACGAGCCAGGGAGTCTAGCCCGTCCCCGCCGGGGACGCCATAGACGCCTCGGCAGACCAGGGGGCGGGCGCGTGTGCGAGTGGCCAGGGCGGGGGGGCTGATGGCGATCATGCGGGCGTGGCCATGGCGGTCATGACGTTCTCCGGTTGAGTTTGGCGGCGACGGCATCCAGCAGGTCGAGCAGCACGGCGTCGGTGGTGGGCTCGTGGCGGATGACGTTGGGCCAGGCGTGCTCGGGCATGATGTAGGCGGCGGGCTCGATTTCGCGCAGATGCAGGCGTCCATCCTGAAAAGTGGCCAGGAAGCGCCCATGGGCCAGGCGGTCGCTGATGGGGACCAGGGCCGGATCGGTGGCAGGCGCGGCCAGAGCGGGTTTTTCGCTGGCGCCGGTCATGGCGGGGATGCAGGCGCAGGCTTCGGCGAAGCGATCGGCGGGCAGGTCGCGATAGCGGGCAATGCGGAAGTGGTTGTTGAAGCGCGACCAGGCGTAGGGGCGGTGTTTGCCATCCGGGAAGCGTTCGGCGATCAGGGCGGACAGTTCGCCGGCTTGGGCGACGGTGATGAGGGCGGGCAGGGCGGGCGCCTGGCGCATGGCATCAAAGGCGCGGATCACTTGCAGGTGAAATCGCGGGCTGATCCACATGCCGTAGGCATAAACCAATTCTTTGCAGGCATAGGTGCCCTGGGCCTTGCCTTTGCCGCGCACCGTCTTGATAGCCAGGGGGATTACGGAAATTTCTAAAGATTTTTCATTGGCTTCCGATGTTCCTGGAATTCCAGGATCATCTTGAGCCGATGATACCGACATTCCGGGATCATAATCCTTGGCCAGTTCGGCGATCAGGTCTTGGGTTTGTTGCGTGTCCAGCCAATTGGATGGCTGGTGGCGCTTCTCGCCGCCCGATGCCTGGTGCAGATCGTTGAGGGAAAACAGGCCATCCACAACGCGGATGGTGGTCGATGAGATGGATATGGGCGCGATGGCGCAGGAAATAGTGGACGTAGACATAGCGATAGCCTCGGTAGGTTGAGAACCACCGCCGGCGATGCTAATCGAATGGGCGGTGGTCGCTGCGACGTTAGCATTACCGTACCGAGGGACGGCGCGTCCGAAGACGCCATCGCAGCGACCACCATAAACTGTGGACGCAAAAAAAGGCGTCTTCTGAGGAGCGCCTTGGCGCTCGGTTTGCGGGAATGCTATACCCGGCAACCCATGTGGGGTCACTTTCGCCCGGTGGTGGGCGACAGGTTCAGCATAGACCCGCGCGGCGCCTGGCGTCAAGGGGCTCATCCCGCCACCCGCGGCCCATAGGCCGAAGCCGCCCGGCGCATGATGCCGAGGGCGCGATGGCGTTGCGTGATGGTCATGCCCATGGCCTCCGCGCGGCGATGGGCGGCGGCGAGCAACTTGACGCGGGCCACCAGGGCGCGGCGCAGCTCGCGGTCGGGCGGGACGCTGTGATTGAGGTTGTTGAAATAGACCAGCTCGCGGCGGGTGAGCATGGCCAGATTGTCCAGCTCGCAATGGCTGGGGTCGGTGTCGAGCATAATCACCACCTGTCCGGCGGCGAGGGGCCCGTGGGCGGCTTCCCAGTTGAGGCGATGGACGGCGACCCAATCGCGCCGCGACCAGCCGGCGGGCGCCTCCTGGCGGAATTTGAACCACCAATAACCGTCCGTGTCCTGGCGATAGGACCAGACGGGCATTTGGTGCCACACGGTCAGGCCCGGTTTGAATTGCGTCTCGCGCGAGCGGCCGCCGGCTTGATAGCCCAGCAGCCCCGCGTTCCAGGGCGTGAAACCAGGGTCGAAGCGGCCGGTGCGCGGCGAGGCGATGCCGTAGCGTTGCAGGGCGTTGGCGACCGAGTGCGGTTGCAGGGCGGTGCCGTGGGCGGCGTTAAAGGCGGCCGTCAGGGGGCCGATGGTCAGGTCGTCGCGATGGGCGCGCAGCCAGGCGAGGCGGTCCGGGCTCCAGGTGGGCCCCGGCCGTTCGCCGGGCAGCAGGCCCTTGGGGCGACCGCTGCGGATGTGGTAGGCGCTGAGGGCGGATTTGATGCCGGACTCGCTGATGGCGATGCCGAATTGCGCTTCGAACAGCGGCGGAATGGCGGCGATGCGGTGCTGGCGGTAGGTGGTCGCCAGCCAGGCCAGATATTCGGGGGTCCAGAATTTGCGCATGGGGCTACTCCTGTCCGGTCCCGGCGGGGAGGTCGGTGGTGAAGTCGAGGACGTTGCGCCGGGCGACGGCGAGGGCGTCGGCGTATTGCTGGTCGGGGTCTTCGCCGTAGTGGGCGGCGAGGTGGTCCACCAGGGCGCGCAACCGGCTGGCGGTGCGGGCGCCGTGGGAGCGCAGCAGGTCAATGGCGAGTTCGGCGGCGGCCATGTTAGGGGGTCTCCTGAGTGCGGCGGGCGCGGGCGGCGGCGAGGAAGGCGTCGATGTGGCCTTGGACGCGCCAGCAGGGGCAGGTTTCGCCGGCCGACTCTTCCGTGTCGTGCTCCCACTTGGGGACACAATCTGGAATCGGATTACGGGTCATCCAAAAGCAAAAGCCCGCGCCGTCGCCTCTGGGTTTATCCTCAAGGCTAAAATAATCGCAGGTCCGGCAGGATTGGGCGGTCATTGCAAATCCCTCTGATAGATGGTGCGGTCACAATAGGGACAGCGCGGCACATAGTCGGCGGGCATACCGCGCAGGAGTGGCTCAGTATCAAATGACTGTCCGCATGACGTTTTGAATAGCCCGTCTTCTTCGCTCAAGATGCAAAATTGTTGGGCAGATTGGTCATAGCATTTCTTGGATATCATGGAATGCCTCGCGTCAGCACAAAATGCATTGTGTTTACGGTAGAAATGTCAGGCACCAGGTGGGATGGAAATCCCCAGGATGGCAAACCTTCCCTGGTAGTGGATCAAGCCTAATTCTGAGGTACTGTCCACTTGATCCGACAATGGTCCCTTCCCGCACCTGTTCACCAGGCGGCGAATATCGTACCCGCTGCCCGCGCTTGCAGTTGATGCCATAACATTTGCGAATATAGTCCATGCTCATAGAGCAACCTCCGTAGTAATAGGCCGCCCGCAATAGGGGCAAAACACCATGTTGTTGTCGGATGTATTGTGAAAGTCACCGCAGGCGGTGTTCCACTGTTCGCCATCTTTCACCCACTGGCACCGATCCGGCGTCCTAAGCGCCGTGCCGCCCGCTTTGGCGATGGCGGCATTGAGCCGGTCTACAATGCCGCAGGGGACCTCGTAATCTGACCAGTATTCGGCGGACTCCACCAGATCCACGCACACGTCCAACAGGGCGGGCGCGGCGGCGGCGAGCCGCTGCTGGGCGGTCAATTCCGGGAGGGGGTAATCAGGCATCTGGGGCCTCGGGCTGGCAAGCCTGCCGGGTCGCGGCGAGCAGGCGGTCCGCGTAGTTCTGTTTGGTAACATGGGCCACCGCTTGCGCGGCGGCGACGGATTTCTTGGATAGGGATAGCTGCAATTCCTGGAGTTCGAGCCCGCGCAGATAGAGTTCCTCGCACCGCTCGGCGGCGACCGCCTGGCGATGGAGCGAGCGGGCAATCGAATCCAGCAGGGACCGGATCGCGCGTTTCTTGAGGCGCTTGGCGTTGTTCATGGGTTCATCTCCGGGCGATTGAGCATAAAGGCCGCGCCCAGGGCGGCTTGTAGACGGGCGATGGGGATGACGATATCGGGCTCGCTGTCGCCATGGCCGTGAATCCCGCGCGTGGTCGGGCGCTGCCAGAAACGGGCGTCGCCATCGGCAAGCTGGATCAAAACGTCGTCGATCTCGAACGTAATGCTGTCCATCATTGGACCCCCTTGCTGGGCTGGGCGGCCAGGTCGTTGTTGTATTGACCGCGGGTGGCATAACTGGCGTGTTGCGGCACGGGGTTGCCTTTGAAAAAGATGCACTGGCCGGCCTTCATTCCCGGCCTGAGCCGCAATGAATGCCAGCGCAAGGTGTTGGTCAGTTCCAGCGTCAGGACGCTCCCGGTCCAGCCGGGATCGGCGAAGCCGGCCAGGGCATGGTTGAGCCCTGCGCGCGCCAGGCTGCTTTTGAGCTTGAACTCGGCGGCAATGTTGTCCGGCAGGTAAAAGGTCTCCGCCGTGGCCGCCAGGCAAAACTGCCCAGGCGCCAAGTCGTAGTAATGGCAAGCCAGCAAATCCACCGGCTCCAGATGGGGCACGGCCTTGGCCATGAGGTCCACCACCGTTTCCAACCCATGCGGGGGGGCCTCGATCCACAGGCGGCTGCCGAGGGTCACGTCAATCGAGGCGCCATTGATGTGACTACGGGGCACCCCGAGGATCACCCCGGCGGCCACCAGGTCAAGCAGATCGGTATGGGTCAGGAGCATGCGGCGGCCTCCCCGGCGCTGGGCCGGATTTTGGGGGTGGCGGGTAACAGGCGGGTGCGGGTGGGCAGGTCCAGGCCGCGGGCGCGCGCCAGTTGATGGGCGGCGGTGAGCAGGCGGCATTGGGCGATCATGGCGCGACGGGTGTCCGGGTCGGTCAGGTGGCGCGGCTGAGGAGTGCCAGGTTGGCCAGGTCGAGATTGTCATGGTCGCCATCGATGAAGGTGATGCAGGACCGGGCCGGGCGCGGCCCGTGGGCGGCTTCCCAAATCTGGTGATGCAGATAGGCCCAGCCGAAGCGGCTGAGGCCCGGGCCGAGGCTCTCGGCGACCTTGACGCGCCACAGGCCGTCATGGCGGACGCGGGTGCCGAGGGGCGCGGATTTGATCGAGGGCGCGCCTGGCTGGAAATAGTGGGGCACGGACCCGGCGAAGTGGTAGCCCTTGCGGCCCTTGTTCCAAGGCACTTGCCCCTGGCGGAAGTTGCCGGTGCGCGGGCTGGCGATGCGGTAGCGGTCCAGGGTGGCTTGCACCTGGGCGTTATTGCGCGATTGGCCGAAGTGGGCATTGAAGGCGGCGGTCAGTTCGGTGATGAGGTACTGGTCCCGATGGGCGCGCAGCCAGTCCACGTGATCCGGGTTCCAGGCGCGGGGATGGGCGCGCGTCATGTAGGTGGACCGCCCGCTCTTGATGCCGTAGAAGGGGAAGGCGCCTTTCAAGCTGGACGGCTGATAGTTCTGGCCATACTGGGCATTAAAGCGCGCGGTAGTCTCGACCAGGGGGTGATCGCGATAGGTGGCGCGCAGCCATTCGACCTGTTCGGGGGCGAGGCGGATCATGTCAGCTAGCCCCCCTGTTGGTCGAGGCCGAGCAGGTTGGGCATGTGCGCGGTCATGCCGTGCTCGCTGCGATGGCGGGAGGCTTTGAGGGCCAGATCCCCGGCGGAGATAATGGTGCCGGCGACGCTGGACAGGGCGCCGGCGCGGGCGATCTCCAGCCGCAGGCGGTTGTCGTCAATCTCCTCGTCGCCGAGGCGCTCCAGTTGGGCGAATAAATGATCGGAAAGATCGGCAAGTTTGTTTCTTGACATGGCGGACTCCGAATGAGAGATGATTGAAATGCGAATTTAGTTTAGGCGGCAATACCGAACAGATCGCCCGTCCTCATACTAGATTCGCGCAGGTTCTTGACGGCGACTGCCCAATACGATGGCTTGAGTTCAACCGCTATTGCTTTTCGTCCCATCGTGATGGCGGTATATGGCTCTGATCCAATCCCGCCGAAGGGTGATAGGACCAGATCCCCGGGGTTTGTCCACAGATCAATGGCGCGCTCGATCACGTCTAACTGAAGCGGGCAGATATGCCTCTCATCATCGTTGTCATGAGCGCAGGCAAATTGCAGCGTTCTGGATTGGTTAATGTCCATCCATACCGGGCTGGCGTAGTTTTGCCATTTGCCAACCGGGAAGGATTCATTGGTATGGGTAACGGGATCTGGATTATTTGCCAGGAAATTATCATAATTATTTATAATTGACTGTTTCATAATAAATGCCATTTATTTGCAAGGTTTTAAAAGTGCCCGGTCACGGTCGCGGAGGTTCCAACGAGAGCTAACCGCCCGGGCTGCCGGCTGTTGTTTGCGGCCCCACCTGCCGGCTGGGGGCGACGCGTCATGCCCCGGGGGCCCCGCGCGTCTCGGGCCTATCGACCAACCGCTCTAAATCTTCCAGTTCGAAATCGATGTAGCGGCGCGCCTTGCGGAGATCGGTGCGCGGGTCCGGGTCTTTGCGTCCGGCGCGCAGCAGGTATTTGATGGCGTTGCCGCGGGTGAAGGACTCGTGGCGGGTGATCTGGATCGGCTCGATCCCGCTCGGGTGGCTGGTGTAATGGGCCGGGTGGTCGATGGCGTCCGGCGCTGGCGGCGGGGTGGCGCTGGCGTCGTCCGGGGGCGACCCACCCGCCTCCTGGGCGATGGAAGCGCGGATGCGGCGCAGGGCCATGAGGATGGCGGCATGGGTGATCGCCTCCGTAGCCGGTGCCTGGCCCTCGCTCGCTGCGGGCGGCGTAACGGGCGTGGCCTGGCCGCCGTCATCCGGGAAGGCACTGACCAGGGGCCCCCGCCGCCAATCGCCCTCGGCCATGTGCACCAGCCAAGGATGATGAAAGAGGGCATGGACCAGGGCCTCGCGGTCGCGGCGGGCCTGACCCTCGACCTGCTCCTCGGGCGTCGGGTCGGGGATGGCAATCACCAAAGTTTCAAAGCGTTTCATGGGCGTCAAAAGGGCGTGTTGGTGCGGAAACCGTCGGCATGGCGGGAGCCATCCGGCAGGGGCAGGCTCCAGAAGTCATCGCCAATGCGGGGCATGTCGAGCCCAGCGGGGCGGGACCGGGGGCGCTCGACCAGTTCCGAGTTCGCCATGATGGCGTCGAAGATCCAGACCAAGGCGCGGCTGTAGCGGTCCAGGCGCCCGAGTTCGCCGGGGTTGAGGGCCAGCTTGTGCGCGTCCAGCCGCAGGAAGGGCCCGCCGCCGTCGTCGTTGATTTTCATGCGCACTTCCCCCGGCCCGTCGTTGGGCATGAGGCGGGCGCCCATCTGATAGAGGGTCATATCGACCGGCAGGGGGCCCAGCCAGTCTTGCAGGGCGGCGACCCAGGCGGGGCGGTCGTCTGGACCGCTAAGGGCGTCATGGGCGGCGATGGCATCGTGGGCGGCGATGGCCGCATCCTCGACGAACATCGCCTTGACTTCTTCCGGCTGGAACAAGGGCGCGTCGGGCGCTGGGTCCAGGTCGGCAGCGGCATGGGCGGCGCACGGGTCGCCATGCGGGGCGTAGCAGGCGGTCTTGCCCTGGTCGGTGCCCAGACATTGGCCTGTGCAGTGATGCGTCTTGGCGGCGATGGCGGTGTCCTCGGTGGGGGGGGCGATGGGGTCCGGCTGGGCGGCGGCGAGTGCGCGCGCTAGGTCCGCGTCCAGGTCGGTATGGATCAAGAGGGCGTCGGGGCTGAGATCAAGCGGCGCGGTGGCGGGCGGGTCCTTGGCTTCCAGGCCCAGCCGTTCGTCGAGGCTGTCGATCACGTCCATGAAGTGCGCGGCGAGGGCGCTGGCCAGCGGATCCGCCTCGGCCCCGGTGTCGGCAGCGGCCGCCGTCTGGGCCTCCGCCTCGGCGGCGATGAATTGCGCTTCTTGCGTGGCGCCGTCAGGATCCGGATCCGGCGTCAGCAAATACGCGGGCAGGCCGAGCGCGGCGGCCTCCCGGCTGGCCTCCGCTTGATCGTCGGCGCCGTCCGCAGCCGGCGTCCGCAGGTGCGCGGGCAGGTCGCGGGTGATGCGGCCATGCCGCGCGGGCGCCTGGGGGCTGATGGGCGCCTTGAACGGATGCGCGGCGGCCTGCGGCGGGGTGCGCGGGGTGCGGCGGATGGGCCGCTCGGCCTGGGGGACGCGCGCGGCGGCGAGGCGGCTGGCCTCCGCCTGCCCGGCGGGGCTGTCCGGCGCGGGCGTGACACTGGCGGCCAGGGCGGCGACCAGGGCGGCGTCGAGTTCGGATTCAGAGGGGATCACTTCGTAAGTGCTGACCAGATTGGGTCCGAAGCGCGGGCCGGGGACCCGCTCCCAGGTTTCCTTGATCTTGCCCGCGTTGCGCAAATGACCGACGGCGGAAGAAACCTGCTGGCGGGTCAGGCCCTCGCAGGCGGGATGCTCATAGAGTTGGTGCGAAGCCATTGGCCGCCCGCTGGCGCGGAGGGCTTCGAGCACGGTGTCGTTGTTGGTCATGTCAATGTCCGAGTCTGATTGGCAATGATTCATTGGACTGCCGGTTTAGGTGGGCGCTTAAGCTGTTCGCGCTCTAGGCGATGCTGTTTTAAGTGACAGATTGCGCACAACCACATGACATCAAGCGGTTTGGTGTAGTCGTGATGATGGCCATGGATCTTTACTCCAGATGTTCCGCAAGATTGGCATGACGTGCGTTTCGTTAGCTTCCCGGCGCGAACAGCGCAATTAAGCACGGTATGACAGTAATGTTTATCTGGGTTACGGGCTATCCATTGCTTATTAAGCACCGCAATTTGCTCCGGATGGTTTTTTGCCCATTCGCGCATCTGGTCAAGCTGAAATGATCGCCTTTCCATGTCGTGCTGAAACCGATTGCGGTCATATTCGCGGTAATACCCAAGATTATCAGCCCGGGTTTTTTTTGCATCTGCTTTGGCGCAATCCTTGCACTTGCCTAAATGCCCGTCAGCCATCCGGGAATGGCGGTAAAAGTCATCCAATGGTTTTACGCCACCACACTTAAAGCACATCTTCGTTTCCATGGTTCAAAAAGGAATGTCCGGAAAGTCGTTGTCATCGGGCGCTTGCGCGGCCTGGTGGGAGGCGTAAGTGGCACGATTGGCGGCGGTGCCGGATGCCCCGTGCTCGTCGCGCGGCAGGGGGTCGGAAAAGTTTACCCACCCCTCCCATCCGCCAATGGGCAAAGAATCTAGCTTCAGGCTGATGGAGCCGTCATCGCGCTTGAACAATTTGCCGAGATTCATGTAGCGGGCCTTGGTGGCGCCGGTGTTGTCGGTGTATTCGCCGACTTTGGTGTAGGCGGTTTTGATGATGCGCATGGCCATAATAGATTCCTGAAAAATAAGTTGGTGAAAAGGCTTAATGTTTAGTTGTCATGGGTAATGTTCGCTCCACCCCATTGTTTCTATCGATCCCATTGGCTCGCTACCCCACTCTGTTTCTATCACCGGACGTGGCTCGCTCCTGGATAGTGGTTCTGTCTGATCCAGTGACTCGCTCGGCGCGACTGTTTCTATCCGGATCTCTGGCTAGCTCGGCTTTATTGTTTCTGTCACGCACCTTGGCTCGCTCGTGGGTCATGTTGCTATCCGGAGAAGTGACTCGCTCATGCGCCATGTTTCAGTCCTATCCCGTGGCTCGCTCGCGCCTGATGTTTCTGTCCAAGGGGTTGGCTCGCTCGACCGGATTGTTTCTGTCTCAATTTTTGGCTCGCTCCTTTTTTGTGTTTATGTCCGGCTCTTTGGCTCGCTCCTACCTGTTGTGTCTATCAGGATTAGTGGCTCGTTCTAAACCCATGGTTCTATCGAGGATGATGACTCGCTCCATGCTCGAGTTTCTGCCCGGCCCTTGGGCTCGCTCCATGGTTTTGTTACTGTCAACCCGTCTGGCTCGCTTCTACTCTTTGTTTTTCCAAGCGTATGGCTCGCTACGACAGTTTGTTTCTGTCCAACTGTCTGGCTCCCTCACCGACGGTGTTTCTGTCTAAATCCATGGGGCGCTCTGGTCGAGTGTTTCTATCGAACATCATGGCTCGCTCGGCAGGGATGTTTCTATCAGGCTCGATGGCTCGCTCGGATATTGTGTTTCTATCCCACAATCTGGCTATCCGCCATCAATGCACCGTGACCGGATTCACTTGCGGCGGATCGATCACATGGGCATGGCCCAGCATGGCAATCGCAAACGGCTTGGGGGGCGATGCGTGAAACTCCGTTTCCCACCACCGCTGCTGTAAGTGCGACAGGAACAACTTGACGGCATACCTTCTGGCGCGCATATCAATCTGCGCCGGGGGCAGCATGGGCACCCCATCGGCGGCTTTACAGGCGGCGGCCGTGGGCGTCTTGCCCGCTTCCAGGCTGGCGCGAGCCAGATCGGGAGAACAGGCCCCGGAGTACCAGGCCCGCGCATCGGTATCGGTGCCGTATTTCTTGGCGGCGAGGTAGTGGGTGGCCTGCTCCGCCATGGCCCCGCTGATGTTGCGATCCCATTCGTAAACCTTGCGCTGGCGGTAAATCTGGCCGTAGAAGTCGCGCGGGTGGCTGGATTGCTTGACGAAGGAATCCCCGATCTTCCAGGCGATCTTTTTCAGGTCGGCATTCCAGGGCCGGCGCGTCTTTTTCTCCCAGGTGATATCGGGATTGAGTCCGGCGAAGTTCCAGATATGCCCCGCCGTCGGCGCCTTGCGGATGTCGATATGGGCCAGCAGGCCAGCGGCGAGAATGCCGCCAATGCCCACCGTTTGCTCGAAAAACCAGGCCATCGGATGGGTGCTGACGTAGATGGTCAGCAGCTTTTCAATCTGGAGTTCCAGCGTCTTGAATTGGGTCAGGGTCCAATCCAGGGCGTCATGGGGCTCGGCGTCGTTGCCGCTCTTGTCAGCGTCCCGGTCCAGACCTTTGACCTGGTTGTTGGCGCGCACGCGCTGGTCCTGCATGGTGTAAAAAATATCCACGAGAAAGCGCGCTTCGTTGTCGGTGATGCCGCCGCCGCTTTGCTTGAGGGCCTGGGTGATGTCGCGGTTCAATTTAAAGACCGGAGTGATCAAGGCTTCAATTTCAGAGTGCATGATGGTTCTCTCGTCAGGCGGGGCTTGCGCCCCGCGATGGGTTAGGCGGCTTGCGCCATGGGGTTAAAAGAGAGCGACTTGAGTTCGTCGCTGGACTTCATGCCGTAGCGCATCAATTCCGCGCGCCGGGTGGCCAGGTCGCGGGACAGGATGACTTGGTTCCGGACGCCGATGGAGAAGGTTTTCATCTTCTCGGCGGCGGTCAGCTTGGGGTCGCTGTAAACCTCAGTCATCAACTGCGCGTTCGCGTCCATAAAATCCGAGTAGGATTGGAGCGAAGGGTGAGATGTGACGTTATCGGTCATTGAGTGATACCTGTTAAGGGTTAATGGTGGCGCTCAAGATTCTTGTTTCTGTCGATCTCGATGGCTCGCTCGCGTTCATTGTTTCTGTCTCACCACATGGCTCGCTCGGGTGGGTTGTTACTGTCACTTGCTTTGGCTCGCACTAGGCGAATGTTTCTATCTTCTTTTTTGGCTTATTACCGATAAACCGCTTGTGGCCGTTGTTCCGCCTGAATCTGCCGCGCGGTGCGGCGGCGGCTGGCGGCGGCCATGGCGGGCAGAACGTAATCGGCGACCAGGGCCAGGACGGCGAAGATCAGGGCCAGGCTGCCGGTCAGGCTCAGAACAAAAACCATGCTGTTGTAGGCGCTCATTGGGCGATCCTCGCGGTCAGGTTGAAGGCGGTACTGTCATCACCGGCATGGGCGCGGAGGCGCTTGGTGGGCCGTTTGGCGGCTTCGTCGCAGGCCACCGCCCAATGGCGGAACTGGCTGCCAAGGGCGTACAGGACCGGGCGCGGGATTTCGTCAAGCTGGTTCTGGCGCAGGTCATGGGCCAGGAAATTCAAGGTGCCGATGATTTGCTCTTTCATGGCTGTTCCTGATCGCCGTAAGCGATGCCGGCGCGAATGTCGAGTTCGCGGCGGGCGAGGCGGGCCCAGCGATCCATCGCGAGATAAACCCGCTGCAGGGTGGCGCCGTCCATCTGGGCCAGATCCACGGTCGAAATCCGGTGTTCCAGGGCGCCGAGCAACCAGCCGATCACGCCACCACCCCCAGGTCGGTACCGATCCAAGAGTTGGCCTGGGCGCGCCACTGGCGAGCGACGCGCTCGCTGTGCATCTGGATGACCATGGTTTCCAGGGCGGCGGCGATGGCGTGCAAGTCGGCTTCGCTGGCGTGGGTGATCCAGTCGCCAAAGTTCAGGCTGGCGGCCTGGTCGCGCAGGGCGGCGGGGTTGGTGAGGTCGATGGGGGTACTCATGACGGATCTCTGAGGGAGGCGGTGAAGGCGGTCAACATGTGCAGGGCTTGCTGGCGGTGCGCGGGGGATAAGGCGGCAATGAGGGCGTAGGTTTTGGAAGTGGACTCATCGACGAGCAAGGTCCATTCCGGCAACCCATAAGCGAAGGCAACGGCGGACAAGGTTTCCAGCGTCGGGCTTTTCCCGTCCTGGTCTTCCAGGGAGGAAATCGTCGTCTGGCCAACCCCTGCTAAACCGCCAATAACGGTTTGGCTGATGCCGTGTTCCTGGCGAATCCTCATGACGTTTTCAGCTACGACGCGACGCACAACTGAAGGGTCATAGTTTTTGGCGATGGCCTTGTCCATATCGGCGCTAGGATCAACGCGGTTGAGTAACAGCCAATCAAGGGTGACGCCGAAACGGCGGGCGATTTTCAGCATCATGGAAGTGCTGGGCAAGGTTTCGCCGCGCATCCATTGGCCAATGGCCTGATTTTTGACGCCGAGTTCTTCGGCGATGCGTTGCTGCCAACCGCGCTCATCGCTAAAGCCGGCGAGGGCAGTGGCCTGGCGCAAGCGTTCGGCAAACCCGGGCGCCGCGGTAAGTTCAGCTTGAGATTCGCTGTCATCCATACCGAGACCGCTGATGAGATGGTTTGGAGTCATGTCCAACACATCGGCGATCTTTTTCAACATCGCAGGGGTTGGCTGGCGCCGGCCTGACAAGTAATGTCCCGCACCGCCAGGCGTAATCCCGATGGCCATAGCAAAGTCCTTCAGGATCATTCCTTTCTCTTCAAGGCGGTCTTTGGCGCGGTCAAACCATTGATCGCTGGCCTGGGTGGCTGTTGATTGCCTGCCGTTAGGGTTCATGGCGCGAGATCGATCCCCTGTGATTGCCTCCCCCGGATGGGCTGGCCTATGACTTTATTTTGGAACTATCAGTTCCACTTGTCAAGTGTGATCGGAACTTTTGGTTCCAATTTTTCCCAAACGGAATCGCCGGAGGCCATGCCGCCACCGGGGCTTGTTTTTTGGGGAATTCTGGAACGACAAACCTTCGAGACGCCATCCGTGGCGGAGGATCTAGGTCAGGCGGCGCGGGCCTGAGGGGGGGCGCAATCCTCCTGTTCGCGGATGATCTGATAAGCGCGAAAGAACCGCTCTTTTTCGGCTGCGCTCAAGGAACTGAGGAATTCAGCCTGCTGATCGGTCAGACCAGAAAGGCGCATACTGCCCCGCCCCGTGGCTAGCCATTCACAGCTAACGTTCAGTTTTTGTGCAAGTTCAATGGTGCCTTCCATCGTGGGCAACTTGGCGCCGTCCAAGTAGTTGGCCATGTGGCGCTCGCTCTTGCCCGTGATTTTGGCCAGGTGTCGCTTGCGCTCGATCGGCACGGATTCCACGCCGTTGGCGTCAAGGGCCATCTCTAGCCGGCGAGCAAATAAAAGTTTGGTTTCCATGCCTTCATCATGATGCGAAGCCTTGGAACTATCAGCGGTGGAATCATCTTGACAAACGGAACTATCGGTTCCAAACTGATAAGCATCATGAAACATAATCCTGTAGCGAAGGCGATCCATGCGGCGGGTTCCGGCCCCAAGCTGGCGGAACGGTTGGGCGTTTCGGCCAGGGCCATCTACAAATGGTCCGCGCGATGGGATGAAGGGCGCATGGATGCCGTCCCGCCGGGTCGCGCTATTCAGATCGAGGCGGCGACAGGAATTCCTCGCTCTGAGTTGCGCCCCGACCTGTGGTCTGAAGATGACGCAATCAGTCAGGCAGCCGCCTAGCATGATCCCTGTTTTCGGCAGTCGTGCCTCCTCCGGCTCCTTCGTAGCGAGCCTTGATGTCCCGCCCGGGTCGCCCGGCGCGGGATGTTTTTTGTGAGGGTTGACCATGGCCGCCCCCTTGACCCATGACATCCGTATCTGGCTGACCGAGGCCCAGTATGCGGGGCTGTTGCGCCGGGCCCATGAGGATGAACGGCCCTTGTCGGCCTATGTCCGGCGGCTGATTGTGCGGGATCTTGATGAGAGTTTAGAGGGCCAGCCGGTCCGCGACTATGACCGGCGCGGGTCGCTGGCGGGGCGGTTGCCATGACGGCGCCGCTGCTGAACCCGCTGCCGGGCGAGACTTATGGCTGCTTCCAGGTGGTGGCGCCGTTGTCGGGCCCGGGGGTGGCGGTGCGTGAGCGCCGGTTTGCGGTGCGGACGCGCTGCTGCGGGACGGACCTGGTGCGCGGCTATCGTGCGCTGCGGGAGTCGTGGCGGGCGGAGCGGGTGCGCTGTGAACGCTGCCAGAACCGCCTGCGGGCGGCGCGGATGCGGACGCTGGTGCCGGGGACGCGCTTCGGGCCGGTGGTGATCGTGGCGCCGGTGGGGACGGAGTTCCGGGTGCGCTGGGATTGCTGCGGGCGGGATGCGCTGGTGTCGTCGCCGCGCCTGTACATTCTGCGCCATGAGGCGAAGACGGGCCAGGCGCCGCGCTGCCGGGCCTGCTATCTGGCGGCGCGGGCGGCGGCGAAGGCGTTGGCGGAGACGCCGACACTGGCGCCGTTGCTGGCGCCGGGGGTGATCGCGGCGGGCCTGGCGTGGCCGCGGCCGGCGGGCGGTTCGATGCCGTCTCCGGGTGCGGTATGACGGTGTTTCTGCTGGATCTGCTGCGGGTCGCCTTGGTCGTGGGTGTCCTGATTTTGCTGGTAACAATCCTAAATCTCTGGGGGATGCGCTGATGGCCGATGTGGTGGATCAGGCGAACGATTACATCGAGGCGCAGTTGGCGCGGGCGATCCGGGCGGCGCGGGGCGTGCCGGGACCGGCCGTGGTGCGCCATGTGCGCTGTCCCGATTGCCATGAGCCCCTGGCGGATCATCGTCGGTCGGCGGGTATTTGCGTCCCCTGTTTAGAAGTGCGGGAAGCGCGCGGGCGGTTTGCGCTGTGAGGGCCTTCCTGGGGGGCGAGGAGATGGAGGCGAGTCTGCTCCTGGTGCTGCCGGATAGTCTGCTGGTGCAGGCGTTGGTGGGCGGGGTGACTTCGCCGCAACCCTTGCTGCTGTGGGCGCACCCGCAGTATGAGGATGATGGCCGGGAGCTGTGGCGCATTCTGCCGGGGCAGGGGCCATGGTCGGGGGGGCTGCTGAATCCGATGGAGGTGGAGCTGGTCCGCCAGGGGCGGGTGGCGATTGAGCTGCGGGAGATGGTGCGGGAGGGGGCATGTTCATGAGTTCGGCCCAAAAGGTTGAGTCCCCCCTGCTGTCGGCGGCCTTGGCGTATGCCGAACGCGGATGGGCGGTGTTTCCGTGCCATGCCAGCGGGGCGAAGGCCAAGCAGCCGCTCGTGGCGAAAGGGTTTCATGCGGCTTCGCGGGATGCGGGGCAGATTCGGACCTGGTGGGAGCAATTTCCGGCGGCCTTGATTGGCGTGCCGACGGGTCAGGCGGTGGGGCATTGGGTGCTCGACATCGATGTCCATGCCGGGGCACTGGGACCGGAGTCCTTGGCCGCCTGGGAGGCGGAGCAGGGGCCCTTGCCGGCGACCTGGCAGGTGCGGACGGCTTCGGGCGGGCGGCATTTGCTGTTTGCCTGGCCGACGGATGGACGGGAGGTGCCGTCGCGGGTCAATCTGGCCCCCGGGATCGATGTGCGCGGGCGGGGCGGCTATGTGATTGCCCCGCCGTCGGCGAGCGATCAGGGCGAGTGGACCTGGGCGCTGCCCGAGGCGCCGTCATTGGCGCGGGCCCCGGAGTGGTTGTTGGCGCGGGTGTGTGCCGCGACGACGACGACCACGACGCCGCAAGCGGCTCGTCAGGGGCCTAGCGAGGCGGGGCCGGGTCAGGATGTCTCTTTCTTCGCGCGCTGCAATACCAAGGCGTTGGCGATGCTGGGGACCTGGGTTCCTGCGATCTTTCCGGGGGCCAAGCCCTATCACAACGGTTTTCGGGTGTCGTCGGCGTCCCTGATGCGGGATTTGCAGGAGGATATCTCCTTGCTGCCCGAGGGCATCCGCGACTTTGGCGCGGAGCAGGGCTGTACGCCCATCGATATCGTGTTGCAGTGGGGCCCGGTGGCGACGCCCAGCGAGGCGGCCCTGTGGCTGTGTCAGCGCATGGGGATTACCGCCACCCATCTCGGCTGGCGACCCGGGCGGGGGCCGGCCGCGGTGCCGGCCTTGCCGTTTGGGGCGCCGGTGGAGTTTGGGGCGGAGGCGGAGTCGGGGGGCGGTCAAGATCCGCAAGGTGGTAAGCCGGGTGGTAAGTCAGGTGGCAAGCCGCCGCGCCAGACGCCGCATCTGAAGGTGGTGGGGGGGCTGGAGTTCCGCCCGACCATTACCCTCGTCAATGGCGAGCATCCCGAGGCGGTTGACGAGGCGGAACGCTATCTGATCGAGGCGGGGGTCGATGTTTACCAGCATGGCACGCGCCTGGTGCGGGTGGGGCGCTGGGAACAGACGTTGGAGGCGGTCATCCGGCCGTCGGGGTCGGGCGTCCTGATCGATATCACCCCGGGATGGCTGGCGGATGCCCTGACCCGCAATATCATTTTCGAGCGTTTCGATGCCCGCACGCAGGCGCCGAAGCGCATTGATTGTCCCCAACGCCTGGCGGCGACGCTGCTGGAGCGGGTGGGGTCGTGGTCGTTTCCCGGTCTGATCGGCTTCACTGATTCCCCCACCCTTGACCTGCGGGGGCGGCTGATTACCGAACCCGGGTATGACGCGCCATCGGGGCTGTTCCTGTCGCGGCCGCCAACGCTGGCGCCGATGGAGATGATGGATCGCCACCTCGCCGAACGGGAGGGGGAAATCCTGAGCGAAGCCGTCGAAACCTTCCCCTTTGTCTCGCCCGGTGATCTGTCGGCCTGTCTGGCGATGATTCTCACGGCTTTGTTGCGGCGGGTGTTGCCAGCGGCGCCCATTGGGGCGGTGACGGCCAATACGCCGGCGACGGGCAAGTCGAAGCTGGTGGATGTGGTGGCGGCGATTGCCACGGGGCGGGCGTGTCCGGTGACGGGGCTGGGATCGACGCAGGAGGAACTGGAGAAGCGCATCGATGCGCTGCTGCTCAAGGGCGATCTGCTGGCGAGCTTCGATAACGTGGATCGGCCGGTGAAGAGCGACATTCTGTGCCAGGTGACGACGCAATCGGAGAAGTCGATCCGGGTGATGGGCTTGAGCAAGATCGTGGATGCGCCCACCAACATCTTCGTGATGATGACGGGCAACAATTTGACGCTGGTCGGGGATCTGGTGCGCCGCTGTCTGGTGGTCCATCTGGATGCCGGCTGCGAGCGGCCGGAGTTGCGCGAGTTTACGCGCGATGCGGTGGAGCATGTTCTGGAGCGGCGACCGGCGTTGATCCGGGCTGCGCTGGCGATCAGTAAGGGCTATCTCGATGCCGGCTGCCCGGATGTGGGTTCGCAACCGTTCGGGTCGTTCGAGGTGTGGGACAAGATGGTCAGGCGGCCGCTGATGTGGGCGGGGTTCGCGGACCCGCTGAAACCGGCGGAGGCCATGCGGGACCAGGACCACGAGCTGGCGGGGCTGCGCGAGTTTTTGCGGGAGTGGCAGGCGGAATTGCCGGAGCCGGTGTCGGCGGCGGAACTCTCCGAGGCGGTCAGGGCCAAGGTCCCGACCATGGGGGGGGATTGGGTGCCGAAATACCATGGGCTCCAGGATGCGGCGATCCAGATTATGGGCGATCTGTCCAAGTGGGGGCCGAAGGATTTGGGGTATCGGCTGCGGGCCATGACCGGGCGGATGTTCGATGGGCGGCGAATTACCAAGACGCAGAAGGGCAAATTGGGGGTTCGGTGGCTGGTCGAGGGCGCTTCGGGGCCGGATTGGGGCTGAAAAGGTGACGATGGGTGACGATGGTGACGATGGTGACGATGTTTTACCTCGTATTAATAAATTGTCAGAAACTGAGAAATCATAGAAGTAGGGGGAATCATCGTCACCATCGTCACCATCGTCACCAACCCCATGGGAAGAGCTTTGCAAGAGGCTCGGGCATGAACTGGCTGGCCCCGGAAAACGGGATGCAGGCGAGCGATGGCGGCTACCGGGTGACGGCGGTGCGTGTGGCGAACGGTTGGCGTTTTTCCGCCTGGTCGCCGCCCGCCTTGCCGGAACTGAATTATTGGAAGTGGCGGGAGCAGGCGGACATGCGCATCGCTTATCCGGTCGGGTGTCAGGTGCCGCAACGGGTGCGGCTGCTGGGGGTGTTCGCCAAGGGCGCCGAAGCGCGCGCAATGTGCGAGGCGGATGCCGATGAATGATGGAGGGGCCAATGGCTGATGCGATTCGGTTGGAAGGTGTTGCTACTGTGCGGGCCATGATTGCCGATTTGGGGCCCGGTCTGGATCGGGCCAACAAAAATGCTCAAAACACGATGGCCTATGAGCTGATGAAGGCTGAGAAAGCGCAGATTAAATCTTCCCTTGATCGTCCGACGCCATTTTCCGTGAACTCCATCGCCTATAAGAAAGTTGATGCGACTTCATTTACAGTAAAAGCCGGTGGCAAAACGGCGACGGTGGCAACGGGTGATGTGAAAGGCGCCGGTGTCTTTGTCGCGGATATTGTTAATCAGGAGCGGGCGGACGATAAGGATTATCTCGGTGTGCAAACGATGGGCGGGACCACGGCGGGACCACGGCCCTCGGAAATTGAATTGAAACGCCTGGGCATGATGCCCGCTGGCATGGTCTGGGTACATGCCGGTGGCGCGACTTTGAACGCCTACGGCAATGTCCCCGGGCCGACGATACGGTCAATGCTTGCGGACCTGAGAAATAACGGACGGCGTGGCAAAAAGTTTTTTGTGATGGGGTCGCCAGGACAGGAGAAGGGCGTCTATATCAAGGAAGGCGATAATTGGCTGCCGTTCATCTACTTCGTTACCCCCCGCACCTATAGCGCACGACTGGGATTTTACGAGCGGGCGGAAGCTGAGATCGGCGCCAATTTCAATCGCATCCTGTCCGATGCCGTGGATTACCAGTTCGAAAGGATGGCGCGATGAACTCGCCGCTGCCGCGCTGCATTGCCATAGACGTGGATGACACCTTGATTAGCAAGGGCCAACCCAATTACGACATGGTGAGCATGATCCGTGATCGGGTGGCGGATGGCTGGGACATTATCGTCTGGTCCATGCGAGGGCGAGTCTATGCCCAGAGTGCGGCGGCGGTGTGTGGCATCGCCGATCTGGTCGTCTGTGTCAGCAAGCCTGGCGTGATCGTGGATGACAAAGGATTGGATTGGCTACGATTTTCCAAAGTGATACGGGTGCGATGAAAACATCACAAGCGAAACAATACGTTACGGGTCCTCCCCTGTGACACGAGCCCCGCACCATTTCTAG